CGAAATTTCTTACTTATAAAGCTAAAGGCGCTTGACATGCCACCAACACGCTCAACAATCAACGCTGGTAACGCTGCGAAGCGTGCAGCGGTAAGCACTAAAGGGCCTTGGTCTACGTGGCGCAAATCAACACGCCATGCACAGGCCATTCGCTTCATCGAAACGTACTGTCGCGCACCCAAGGGGCAGGGCCACGGGCAGCCACTAAAGCTAGCGCCATTCCAGAAAGAGTTTCTGGAAGCCGCGTTAGCGAAGGACGTTTCCGCTGCGATCCTCGCGTGCCCTAGAGGCAATGGGAAGTCCTCATTCCTTGGCGCGTTCCTTCTCTGGTCGTTATTCATGGATGACGACACAGGATCGCCTCAGATTCCTGTTGTTTCGACCACGATCAGCCAGTCTCTGAAGGCTTGCTATGGCGTGGCTGAGGCCATGTGCCGAGCAGAGCAGGAGCTATCGTCTCGCGCCATCATCTACACAGGCGTCTCTACGCCACGTATTGCCACCCCGCACAACGGCGGATTGCTCTTCCCGCTGGCAGATACGGTCGATGGTCTGCAAGGTCTGGACTGTTCAGCCGCTGTCCTAGACGAGATTGGGTTCTCATCCATGGAGACTTTCTCGTCTCTCATGCTCGCTGGCGGCAAGAGAGCACGCTCTCTTCTGATCGGAACGGGCACTCCGGGGCTCGATAGAGACAACGCACTGTTCGCTTTGCGCGAAAGAATGCACTCAGGAAGGCCCATGCCGGGTGTCGTATGGCACGAATACAGCGCTCCTGACAACTGCATCGTTACTGACAGGGCGGTTTGGAGGAAGGCAAACCCAGCCATAGAGGCTGGTTTCCTGCGTGAAGATGCGCTTGAACAGGCGCTAGCGCTGGTCCCAGAGGCCCACTTCCGTATCTTTAGGCTGGGTCAGTTCGGCATAGATGGCGTGGAATCGTGGCTTGGTGAGGACGGTAGGGCTGTGTGGAACGCGTCACAGTTCAACTATGACTTCGTTCCGGGTGAGCGAACGTGGTGTGGATTGGACGTTGGACTGAAGAGGGATAGCACTGCGCTGGTATCTGTTCAGTTCATGCCCGATGGTAGGCTCCATGCTAAGGCTAAAATTTGGCTGCCGAAGTCTGATGAACCTGTAGATTTGCAGGACATAATGGCTGAGATACGCAAGCTACACGAGACATATAAGGTCGAAGCGATAGCATATGACCCCAAGATGTTTGAGTTAGCGGCACAAGAATTGTACGATGAGGGCATCAAGATGGTTGAATTCCCTCAGTCTTTGCAGCGTATGCAGCCTGCTGTTGGCAAGTTGTACGAGCAAGTCCGCAACAATCAGGTCACTCATCCACACGATGAAGGCTTCACACAACAGGTTCTGAACGCAGTCCCCCGCTTGCAGGATGGTGGTTTCACATTATCAAAGGGCAAGAGTCGTGGTCGTATCGACGCTGCTGTTGCTCTTGCACTAGCGGTGGACCGCGCTTTGCATAAGAAAAAGGCACGCGCATTGTACGTCGCGTAGACAAATAGACGTTGACAATCTGAATATACACAGTACATAATGTCCTCAGCTAGCTAGCTATTGAGGACATTAATGTCTAAGAAGAAGTCGAAAGCACCTGTCCAGCCGCCACAAGTATTCGCTGAGGTACCGCAGTATAGTGTTGGTGACCCGGCGTTTGCTGAATTTCTAATCCACTCTGGCCTGTACGGCTATGAGTTGACGGAGAATCAGACCCTAGGTCTAACTGCTGTATGGCGTGCGCAGTCGATCATTGCGCAAACCATTGCCGGTCTTCCACTCAAAGTGTACGAAGACTCTGGCGACAGCAGGGAGGAAGTCGATCATTTCCTTTCCTCTGACCCCGCTGGCCCGTATGACATGTCGGCTTTCAACTGGACAGAGACTGTCCTATTGCACGTTCTCAACCACGGTGAAGCGTTCCTGAAGGCAATCACGAACGGTGGTGGTGAGACTATTGGCTATTGGCCGATCCATCCAATGGCCATAAACAAGGTTGAGTGGGACGGCGCAGACAAACTGTTTACGGTTGGTCTGACAGGTGGAGGCACTGAGCAGTTCCGTTCAGGGGAGATAGTCCACATTGTTGGCATGACTATGGATGGTCTGCGTGGACTATCTCCCCTAAGCCTATTCCGCCAGTCCTTCCAGACCACGCGTGCTGGTGAGGTAGCGGCCAACCGCACGTTCACCAACGGCATGCTGTTCGGTGGTCTGGTCAGCACAGAAGAGGAAGTGGACGGCGAAGAGGCCAAGGCAATCCACGATTCCCTGAACGCCAAGATCACTGGCGCAGCCAATGCTGGTTCCATCGCGTTCGTCAACCGAATGCTGAAGTTCTCTCCTTGGACGATGAGCAATCAGGACGCTGAGTTCTTGGCGTCTAGGTCGTTCCAAGTCGAAGAGGTATCGCGCATCTATGGCGTTCCGCCTCATCTGCTAGCACAGACAGAGAAGCAAACCTCTTGGGGCACAGGCGTATCTGAGCAGAACGCAGGGCTAGCGCGCTACACGCTCATGAGCTTTACGAGCCGCATTGAGTCCACGCTGAAGAAGTGGATGAAGCCGCTTGTCCCTGAGTTCTCTTACAAGGGCTTGCTCGCCGGCACACCCAAGGAAGAGATTGAGCTTCTGCTAGCACAGGTATCGGGTGGACTTCTGACAGCAGATGAAGCCCGCGCACTCATGAACCTTCCACCCATGCCCAAGGAAGAGAAGCCAGAGCCTGAGCCCGCACCGGCAGAGGACGACCCCAAAGCGGAGGTAGACCCTAATGCCGATTGAGCGAATCACCTTCGCAGCCACGCTGGCAACTGAGGGCAACACGCTCTCAGGAGTCGCCCACACCTTCGGACAGTTTGCTTCTGTCGGCGGTGCGTGGGTCACGTTTGCGCGTGGCGCATTTGATGCAGCGTTGGCTAAGTCCGACGCAAGAGCGTTCTGGAACCACGATACCCAGCTTCTGCTAGGTCGTGAGTCAGCAGGAACGTTGCGACTGAAGGCCGATGAGACAGGGCTCCTGTACGAAATCGACCTTCCCGACACAGCGTACGCCAGAGACATGAAGTCTCTGATCGAGCGTGGCGACCTAACGAACATGTCGTTTGGCGTGTTCCCCGGTCAGTTTACGAAGAGCAAGCACACAGACGGCAAGCAACTAATCACACATACGTCTGTTAGCGAGCTATTCGATATCAGTCCGGTGAGCCTTCCGGCTTTCCCCGGCACATCCGTAATGCTACACGGGCAGCAAATAGATTGGGAAAGCCCGCGCAGCCAAGCTATCAAGGCGCGTCTGCGCGCTCTAGGGAGATAAGAAATGAAGACAGCCAACGAGATCATGACAGCGATGCAGGCCGTAGTTGACCTTGCAGAGGCTGAGACTCGCTCGATGACAGAAGAGGAAGTTCAGACCTACGAGGCTCTAGAGACAGAGCTAAAGAGCGTCAACAAGACTGAGGAGCTATTCGCTCGTCAGGCCGCATACAGGAGCCCTATTGTGGGATTCCCAGCAGTTATCAAGGCGGCTCCTAAGGGCGATGAGGCTCTAGAGTACGCGTTCACAAACTACCTACGCACTGGTCAGGTCAATCAGGATATCGCCCAGCTATACGCTCAGACCGTCGGGTCTGACGCAGCCGGTGGATACACGGTTCCTTCCGGCTTCCGCCAGAAGCTAGTTGAGCAGCAGGTTGCTTACGGTGGACTTCGCAATCTGGCCGAGACAATCTCGACAGGCGATGGCCGTCCTCTAGAGTGGCCGACGAACGCCGATCAGGGCGGTTCTGTTGCGCGTGCTGACATCGCCGCTGAAGGCGCTGCAAGCGCTACAGGTGCCGACGTTGCATTCGGAACACTGACCATCGGTGCATTCAAGTACACCGCATCCGGCGCGGGCGCGTCTCCTGTCAAGGTCTCTCACGAGCTTCTACAGGATTCCGCATTCGACGTTGGTGGGTTCGTTGCCAAGATTCTTGGACAGCGTATCGCTCGCAAGATCGATTACGACATAATGAACGGTTCGGGCACAGGCGCACCGCAGGGTCTTATGTACGGCACAGGTGGAACCATCGAGGCTGACATCATCAGCGCGACAGGTACCTACGTTGCACTGAACAACCTTGTTCACGCTCTTGATCCTGCATACCGACAGGGTGCGTCTTGGATCATGAACGACACGTCCATGAAGATGATCGAGAACGTCGTTGACTCCAGCGGTCGCTCTCTTCTTCTTCCGGCTACAACGGGCTACAACGTGGCTCAGTCGGTTGGCACGCTACTAGGCTACCCCGTACATCTTGACCAAGCCGCTCCGACCATCGACACAAACGATGTTATCGGAATCGCGTTCGGTCGCTGGAACGAGGCTTACCTATGCCGCGATGTCAAGGACATTCAGGTCTTGGTCAACCCGTATGCAGCAGCCGGTTACATCACCTATGACGCATGGGCACGATTTGACGGTCGTATCCAGAACACATGGGCCTACGTAACAGGTGAAGGCGTCTAGTTTCTCCCACGCGGGGGAAGGAGTCTCCTTCCTCCTTCCCCCGCATCGCACCTTGGTGACGCCATGACACTTGACGCTTACGCCGATCTAGACACCTTTAGGCTATATCTGCGCGCATCCGCGGTTACTTCTGAAGGCGACGATCCAGACTCCGCACTAGAAGCCCTAGCGCTAGAAAGCGCATCTAGGGCTATTGATACTGCCTGTGGTCGTTCGTTCAAGGTCGCTTCTGCTACTGGCACGGCGCGCTACTACACAGTCAATGCAACTGAGTTTACTAATCCCGGTTGGGGTAGCCCGTTCATCTCCACTACGTATCGCTACACGCTTCCTATGGATGACCTGTTTGATACGTCGGGCATGACGGTCTTCGGGGACTCAACAGGAAATGGCGACTACACCAATGAGATTACCGACTACATAATCGGTCCACGAAACGCACCGGGCAAGGGTCTTCCCTAC